TGTTTGGTTAGTTTATCCTTGGGAAAATGTAAGTGAATATCATGCGTGATGACTTGATGGTACAACAACAAGTATCAAACGTATGGCAACATATGGTTGGTGTTATTTGTTTAAATCAAGTAAACAGACTGCAAACAAAACCTGTTCTTACAAGATTGTTTAACAAGTATCCTACTGCACATAGTCTATTGCGTAGTTGTACTATTCCTATGTTAGAAGAACTATTAGAGCCATTAGGTATGCAACGTGTAAGAGCTAAAAGAATTTATAAGATGAGTATACAGATTGAGAGCTGGAATGGTGTTGATGCTACTGACCTTTATGGCATTGGTAAATATGGGTCCGATAGTTATAATATATTTTACCTAAATAATATACCAACCGATGTTCAGGATAAAGAATTAAAACGATATATTGCAGAGGAGTTAGTATGAGCTATGATAATAAATGTACAGTTACATGTACTGATAACGGTAAAGTTGCTGAAGCAGAAGTTGACCGTATTGAGCCTAAAGATTTCTTAAACATCTTTATGGCGAGCAATAAGATACACATGAAGTGGAACGGTCGAGTATTTGTAGGAAATGCATTTGGTTTTGAATTTACTACTCCAGGTCCAAGGCAATTTAACAACGCAATTCGAAGAGGATTTTAATGAAGGCTGATACTTTACAATTAGCAAGAGAAGAACAAAGAGCACCGTGGACAGAAGTTGAAATAGACACACGTGACTTTACTGTTTTTCGTGACAAGTATCCTGTAACCGAAGGACATTTATTAGTTGTACCTAAAGAAGCAACACAAGAAAACATTATGAAATGTTTTAACTTTGCTATTACTATGGGTTATGATAATGTTGCAAGTGAAAAGACTAATATCACAGGTTACAATATAGGTTTAAATGTAGGTAAAAGTGCAGGGCAAACAGTCATGTACCCACACGTACATTTAATATTCCGTCGAGATGGAGACATGGAAGATCCGCAAGGAGGCGTAAGAGGCGTCATTCCATCTAAACAAAAATATTAAAGGAAAGGTTATGACATTGAAAGAAACTTTGATCAGTGCAGCTCGTAAACATGCTGAGGCAGAAATTGCGGTGCACAAAGCAAATATCGAAGTCTATATGCAACAGGTAGTTGGTATCGGTGAACATTCTGATATCATCGAAACTATCCAAAAAGAATTGGATAAAATGGCTGCTGCAACTGATAGACTTGAGATGCTAGATAAGCATTTCAGCTAGATGGTCTGGCAAGTAACAATTGAAGAAGATCCGGAAACAAAAGAGCTAATTCTGCCTCTTCCAACGGATCTTCTTAATCAAATGGGTTGGGATATTGGTGATAATCTCGTTTGGGAGGAGCATATGCCTTCCCATTCCTATACAATAAAAAAGGTTGACAAACCTGGTGGAAAGAAGGTATAATAGTAATATGAATGATACAATTGTAACAGAAGAAGATACTAAGAAGTATTATTACAGTGAAATCTTTCACTCTATTCAGGGTGAAGGTACATACACTGGAGTTCCTACTGCTTGGATTAGATTCTTTTTATGCAATCTACAATGCAACGGGTTTGGTCAAATTGATCCAACTAATCCTGATACATATGAACTTCCATTTGAAACATACGATGTTAGTCAGGTAAAAAGGGTAGAAGACCTTCCTGTATGGGATAAAGGTTGTGATAGTAGTTACACATGGGCAAAAAAGTACAAACACTTAATGGGTCAAGAAACTCCTAAAGTGTTAGCACAGAAAATCATTGATGTTTTAAAAACAGATACTAATCCAGAAGGTTTATTTTTACATCCTGTATCAAAACAAAGACAACATTTTTGTGTTACAGGTGGCGAACCTTTAATGAAGCAAAGTCAAAAAGCATTCTTAGGTATTATGCAAGAGCTTAAAAGACAAAACAATTTGCCTGCTAGTATTACATTTGAAACAAATGGCACACAAAAATTATTACCAGAATTTATCGAGTATTGGAAGAACGAAAAGGACATTGAACTATTCTTTTCATTGTCTCCGAAACTTTTTAGTACATCAGGAGAACTTGCAAAAAAAGCAATCAAGCCTGAGATTGTTGCAGAATACTATGAACTTAGTAAAACAGGACATCTAAAGTTTGTTGTTGGTAGTATGCAACGTGAATGGGATGACATGGATTCTGCTATAGCAGAGTTTAGGAGTGTTGGAGTTGATTATCCTATTTGGGTTATGCCTGTAGGAGCAAGAGAAGAAGAACAAACAGCGACAGCAGGTGCTGTTGCAAAAATGGCTTTCCAAAGAGGATACAATGTAGCCGCAAGAGTACATGTATATTTGTTTGGTAATGCTATTGGAACTTAAGGAGAGTATATGTCATTTTTAACAAAAATGCTAGGTTTGGATAAAGTTAAAGAAATTAACAAAGCCAAAGAAGAAGAAAAGAACAAACAACTTAGTCCAAAAGAACTTGCGACTAAAAAGAAAGAACCTTGGGTAGGTGTTATACAAACACACGTTAATAAAGATAATGTCCGAAATGGCTTTTTTGAGCTTGACTGGAACAAGCATTTCGTGTTACAATTAATACAAGCTGGATACGGAGTTGAGAATGATAAAGAAGAAGAAATTATTGATCGTTGGTTTCGTGAGCTTTGCGCTGGTGTTGTTGTTGACGGTGACTTCGGCGGTCCATTAGAAGGCATGGCAACAGGCAATATAGATATTGAAACAATAAAAAGAGATAACAAATAATGACACACATTCTAGTAGATACAGCAAATACATTCTTCCGTGCAAGACATGTAATTAATGGTGATGCTGACATTAAGTTAGGTATGGCTTTCCATATTACACTTAACAGCATTAAGAAAGCATGGCAAGACTTTGAAGGCACACATGTTGTATTCTGCTTAGAAGGTCGTAGCTGGCGTAAGGACTATTATGAGCCTTACAAGCGTAACAGGCAAGTTGCTCGTGATGCACTTACAGAAAAACAGCAAGAAGAAGATACTATCTTTTGGGAAGCATTTGATACATTTAAAGACTTTGTAAGTGAAAAAACTAATTGTACTGTATTACAACATAAAGAATTAGAAGCAGATGATTTAATTGCTGGTTGGATACAACAACACCCAGATGTAGATCATGTTGTTGTTTCTACAGACACAGACTTTCAGCAACTAATTGCACCTAATGTAAAATTATACAATGGTGTACAAGAAGTAACAACTACACATGAAGGTTTCTTTGATAAGAAAGGCAACCATGTTATTGATAAAAAGACTAAGGAGCCTAAGACTGTTCCAGATCCGCAGTGGTTGTTGTTTGAGAAATGTATGCGTGGTGACACTAGTGACAATGTGTTTAGTGCTTATCCAGGTGTACGTAAAAAAGGCACAAGAAACAAAGTTGGTTTACTAGAAGCATTTGAGGATAAAGACCTTAAAGGCTATAACTGGAATAACTTAATGCTACAACGTTGGGTAGATCATAACGGTGAAGAACATCGTGTACTAGATGACTATCAGCGTAATGTTACATTAATTGATCTTACTGCACAGCCTGAAGATATAAAAGATAAAATTACAGGTACTATTCAAGAATCAATTGATGCAGAGAAAAATATTAGCCAGGTTGGTGTAAGACTTATGAAGTTCTGTCATTTATATGATTTAAAGAAAATATCAGATCAAGCACAAGCCTATGCAGAACCATTAAATGCGAGGTACACAGTATGACAACAGACTTTAAAGCAAAACCTGTTTTAGAAGATAAATTTTGGATTGTTGAAGAACACGGACAAAAGATCGGTACATTAAGAAAGAACGAAGATAAGTTTGTCTTTAGTAATGAAAACGGAGTTAAGTTTTATCATAGTAAAAAAAGTATTTTAAGTGACTACGGCAAAGACTTTTTTGTTGCTAAAATTGTAAAAGAAGCAGACGATTCTGAACCTAACGAAGTACATGGCTTTAAGTGTAGCACTAAACCACACAACTCTATGTACGATATACAGAAGCGTTTACCTTTGTTTACAAAGAGTAAAGACTCAAAAAGTTTGTATTGTTCAGGTTATTATGTTATTAAATTTGATAAAGGATGGGTTAAATCGTTCTGTCCGAAGCTCATTACACTACAACGGTATGCGTATAAAGGGCCATTTAAGACTGATTTAGAAATGAAACAGGTGCTATCTAATGTCAACAAATAGTCTTCCGCAGTCACTTCCTACCATTGAAAAGGTACTACAACGAATTGCAGTTGCAGAGAAATCACAGCAATCAGATATTAGAATAAGCATACAAGAAGCACGATCACTAACAATTGAGCTATCTATGTTCACATCTAAATTAGGCACTGTTGTAGCGTCTATAGATGAGCAATTAAAGCAGATTAAGCAGAATAGCGAACAAGTTGAAGTGAAATTTGAAGGCGGACAGTTCTAAAAAAGGATAAATATATACGTAGTTAATTAAAAGGATTACGTATAATGAGTAGACCAAAACCAACAGTGCTTCTCGAACATGTGAATCGAGAATCATATAAAACAGAACAAATATTAGAGAGCGAAGCAATTTGGGCGGTCTTCTATAAAGGAAAGCCGTTTAACCTAAAAAGCGGAAGTATGATATCAAGCTATCCTGGACCAAAATATAAAAAAGTATCGTTTTCTAATCCTGGACATGCTAGGAACCTAGCAAAAAAACTAAACACACTTTTCCAAGTAAAGGACTTTGCGGTATATACATTAACCTCTGGAGCGAAAGAAGAGTAATGACACATGGATCAAAAGGACAACTATACAAAAGTATTTCTGAAAGCCGCTGATCAGCCTTTTGACACTCCTGACATAAAGAATAAGAGAACATTATGGTGGTATAACATTCGTAATGTTGGCGGGCTACGTCTAACGGAAGAAGCAATAATCCACATAGAACAGATAGCAAAGATCAAAACCTATAAAGTAGATTTTCCAAAACAATTTAAAATAACACCTAAAGTGCTTTTATGGCTTGACAATTTTATCGAATCGCCTTATTATATAACTAAGAAATCAATAATTGTACTTAAAGAAAGGTCTGCTTTTGAATTGTACTTGTTTAGTGGAGATATCAGTAAAATGGGCTATAATAAAGCATTGTCCAAACGATTATCTGAAGAAACCGCGGACCAAGAATAACATTCATTAACATAGCATATAATAAATATTAGTGATGATAGAACTTAATCCATTAGAAGTACTACGTTCAAGAGAACTCAAAACTATGCCTCCGCACTTTACAAAGATGCAGGTATCGGATTCAGATCGTATTGATCGTAGATTATCTGAGTGGGTAAAGACCAATACTAGTGGTAGGTATTGCATTAATGCATATCCTGCTGCTAAAGACAAAACATTCAAATCTGTTACGTATGTAGGGTTTGAAGAAGAGAAAGAACTAACATACTTTATGTTAGCTTGTCCATACTTAAGGAGAAACTAGAATGGCTGAAGAAAATAAAACGCCGGAAACGGCTACAGAAGCAGTACCAACAAGTGGTCCTGTTCCTACACCAGGTGTAGATCAAAACGCACCTGCACCAGAAGCTGGGGGACCAGCAGCACCAGATCTTAACATTAGCGATCTTAATGCAGTAAAAAGCATTATTGAAGTTGCTACACAAAGAGGTGCATTTAAAGCAACTGAATTAGAAGCAGTTGGTAAAGCATTTAACAAACTAACAGCATTTTTAGATCATGTTGTTAAACAACAACAGGCTGCTGCACCAGGCGCACCTGAAGGGGGAATTAACAATGGCTAAAGAAATCAAGCATGTTGGTAAAATGACCAACACAGGTGAAAACGTTGCTGTAGTATTTAGAACAGTACCAGGTGAATCAGACAAGGCACTAGTACTGCAAACTGCAACATTACCTGATATCTATCATGACAGTTTAATGAAACTAATTGAAACCGACCAAGCTCAACAAGCATATGAACTTGGTGAGTTTATGTTTAGGAATTCATTTCCAGACGGAAGACCTATGTTACAATCAATGCAGGCTGATAATAGACTTATCAAAGTCGACACTGCGAACGTAACAATGACACCTACTGCTGCGTCAGCACTTCAACTAAGTGAACTTAACACTTTGATTGCTGAGCAAAGAGGCGTTCCTGTAGACGAGTTACATAGATTTGTAAGCGGTGCACCAGATGCTGCTGCAAAAGTTGCAGAATCACCAGCACAACCTGCTGCGCCTGCTCCAGAAGCTCCGACAGATGGTGTATTAAGTGATGAAGACCTTGCTAAGTCCTATCGCTCACAAGCAGATAGATTAAGTAAAGAAGCAGCAACTCTAAGACGCCAAGCTGAAGAACTTGTTCCTACGAAGAAGTCTACTAAAGCAAAAGTGTCAGAGAGTGCCTAGTAAGCATTACTTTAAACCGCCAAAGCATCTAGTCAAAGAATGGCCAGAGGTATTTGACGACCTCTACATGAACACTATGCCTGTTGCATATTTAGATGCAATGATTTTAGAATTTAGTGACGGTAGAGTTTGGGAGATTGATGTTAAAGAACATCTGCAATCAGATGATCCAGATAGTGTAGCAAAGAAAATGTTACAAACTATGAATGAATATAAAGATACGATTAAAAAAGTAGACTTTAAAATTAATGTAGATCTTCTAAAGAAAGAAATAAAAGATCGAACAGATCAGATATTATAGTTTCTCACACCTAGGGAGTTAGTAGAAATACTAACTCTCTTTTTTTATCTTGTATTTCCGTAATGAATAACTTCGTGTTTATCCGAAGTGTAAGAACGCCAAGGATCGATTACAACAGAATCATCTGATAGTTCTACATAAAGCTCTGGATGAGATAAAAGAACACAAGCTCTAAAAGGTCCTGTGTCAGACCCATATACTAACGGATCAACTTGCATAGGATTAAAGCCGTACTCTGTACAATACTGTGCAACTAGTAAAGCATAACTTCCATCGATATAAGGTACACCTGGTTTGTAAGCAACACCATTAATAAGAATAGGAAGTTCTTTTTCTTTTGCAATATCACAAAGTTTTTGTGCAACATTTTGCGCTTGAACTTCTCTTGCATTCATTACTGCATCAAAAATATCATAACCAAGATCTAGTTTCTTTGCCATATACCTAAGTGCAATATTATCTCTTGGGTGACAACTGCCGCCATCTCCCATTCCTGCTTTCATATAACTTGGTCCCATAATACGTTGTGTACTTTCTGCAAGTGCTGTAGTAACTACATCAACGTTTATATTACCTTGCTTTTCAGCAACGTCTTGTATCATATTTACAAGTCCAATTTTTGTACTAATAAATGTATTATAGAATACTTTGATACATTCGCATTCGTCCCAAGTACCAATTACATATCTTGGATCATTCTCCATACATGTATTATAAAAATCTCTGAGCTCTTTAGCATCGCCAGTTTCAGTACCATCTTCTGTACCAATCATAACCATTTCAGGATTGACCATATCCCAAGCAACTGTACCCATAGCAATCAAATAAGGATTATAAACAAAACGTGTATTAGTTATTAAAGGTACAAACTCACGTCTTACTGTGCCAGGTAAAACTGTACTAATAAGAACAAGCATTTGTTTTTTATTCATATACTTGTTTGCTTCTTGTAAACAATCAATAACAATATCGTATTGAAAGTCTTTAGGCTCTAAATGTGCTGTAGGTGCTTTGCCGTCATAGTTTGGATCATGTGGAGTAGGCACTGCAACAAATACAATATCTGCTTCTGATGCTACGTCTTTAATAGTTTCTTCTACTATAACATAATCACTATCTAACGATTTATCTACATCATATCCAATTACTGCATGTCCTTTCTTGGCAATCTCTTCTGCGCAAGGCATACCCAATTTACCAAGTCCAATAAATCCAATTTTCATCTATTCTGTCCTTTTGATTAGTTACTGTTATTTACATTTGAGCATTAAAACGCTGTTTAAGCCTGGCTTTTTACGCTGATACACAAGTAATGCTTATACATGTTAACCACGCTGTATGACGCTTAAAATGCGTTTAAGACACCTAATTTACCCTAATGTAAAGTCTGTACTAGGCTTTATTAAGTGGCTTCTCCCTTGTAAAACCCTATAATTGTAGTGTGCAATTTCTCTCACTTTGGAATGCCATTCTCTAAATTCAGCACCTTCCAAATTGCACAATCTTTCAATTTCATCTACAATTGCTATTGCTCGATCTCCGTGATCTTCAATTTTATCGTATCCTTCATTTATATAAGGATGATAAGTTCTGTATCCTAACTTTTTAAGATATTGCAATGTATTTGGAGAGCCTACCATTATATAAGGATGCCCCATTGCAATACATTTAAATATCTTCTCACTTAAAAATGGAACGTTTTCATAATACGTTGTTTCACTGATTACACTAAAATATGTTTCTTGATAGTACTTGTGTATTGATTGTTGATGTTCTGCTCTATTGGTAACAAGGTCTTCTTCATCAAGATACATCGGCGGCAACTGCTGTACGTCAGCAGAGCGTTTTAAAACACGAGAAATTTCTTTATGGTCTTTGTGATTTGCTTCTAGTCGGGGCCATACATGTTGCCAATTTAAATTATCGTCTGACGGTGCAAGGCTAACATAACCTTTATCTAATAATCCTCTATCATGAAGTAATGTAACCATTAATGGCCTATGTAATCGCCATCGTCTATTTAGATTAAGATATTTTTTAGAGTACTTGCGTTTCTTTTCCATTGTAGGAAAAGCATTACGTTGTAATATTGTATCTCTACCAGTATTTTCAAATAAAGTAAACCACATAATTTTAATTTCTTCAGCATTGTTTTTCTTACAGTACTTTACTGTATACTTGTACATAGTAGGTACACCAGACAAAAACACAATTTGACTTGCTGGAATATTATATTTGTTAACTATGTGTTTATAAATTGCATCTAAACTGTCATAAAAGAACTCTAACGAGTTGTCTAGTACTAATGAAATCTGTTTAAGTTGTAATTTAAGAATCGTTTCTTTATCTAAAACAGTATCTAAAGGAAAATATTTAAAACTTCTTGCATCAGAAAACATTATAAAATAGTAATCTTGTTTTAATTTAATACGTCCTAGTTCAGCAGGATTGGTAGCTATAGTAACCTTCTGAGGATTGTTAACATCGTATGTTATAAGGTATGGTAAATTATCGTTATTCAAACAAGCCATTACAAACGTCCTGGTTTGTTAGCATGTTCTTTCCACCAAACTTCTAAATCGTCAAAACTACGTGCTTTAAGTACTTTTTTATTTGTGCTACGAGCAAACTCTCTCATGTCTTTTGATATCATATGTTTAGGAAAGCATCTGGCAATATATTCTAAATGGTGTTCAGGTCTAGGATGATAATCAGCAGTTTGTCCTTGTCCTTTAGAACCTTTTATAGGTGTTGCTAGCCAAGAGCCGCCAAAAATTGTATTAAGAATATCTGGTTGTATTGATTCAAGTGTTGTAGCATATAATCTTTTAATATCTCCGTATTCGCTCTTTTTCATTTCTGGAGTCAAATTAAATGAGATCATATCATCAATTTCAAAAGGAGCCATGTTCCACATATAAAATTCAGCTTTTGATTGTTTCATGTACTGTCTTGTTAATTCTATAAGTGCTAAATCTCTTAATAGATAAAATCTATAATCAAACCAGTCATGTACAAACTTGGCAGAAATATTACCTTGTGTCGTAATATTTCCTGACGTTACCCAATGGTTTTTCTTATATCTATCTTCACGTGTAACTGAACTCCACATAACAATAACTAAGTCATTTTCTGTAAAGTTGTGTCTAAGATTTGCTTCTACTATGCTATTGGATATGAATAGATTTCCTGCGCCAGACTTTCCGTAGTTATATGTTTCTGGTATATCTTGTTTGATAATGTCTGACCAAGTTGGCCATCTATATCTGGTAAAACTGCAACCAAATGTAAAACATCTTTTATATTCACTAAACTGTTTCAAAGTATCTCTCCGCTGATTTTATACATGCCATTATTGCATCTTTGTAAAAGTCCTGTGTTCTCGAATGCTCAAAGTTATGTTGCACAGCAGGATATGCTTTTAGCAAACGTCTTTGTTTAGTTTCAAAATCAAGGCTAATCCATTCTTTTAGATTTTGTTGTACTGTTTTAAAACGTTCTAGTGGATCTATGATTAAATCATAGGGCTTACTGAACAGGTTAAAGTCAGTTCTAAAACCCAACGAACGCAAACCTGCAAGTGTTCCTCTTGATGCCAACGTAACAACAGGATGTCCTAGCATAATGGGTTTGAATAATTTTTCTGTTAAAAACACGCTGTCGTCAAAGAATATAGTTTCAGTAACAACAGTTAACAATGTGTTAGCATACAGGTCTGGGTTAAAACTATTAGCAGCATTTGTAACGCTCCAGTCTCCATCAAAAAATCTTGGAGCAAACTTTTTATGTCTTGCATAGTTCTTTTTACCAATTAAGTATTCTGCATTTAGGTCTTCGCCTTCTTTAACTTCATTGCACGTAACAATACCTTTGTCTAACAGTCCACTAATGCCTAAGTCTGTTACATGTGCAGCCCTATGCGGTCTATGCACCCTATTTAAACTGTTAAAAGATTTACTTTCTTCTTTGTACATTGCGGCTTTGATTAAAGGTTTATAAGGCATAGGCTGGCCATTCATAAATATTTTTAAGAAATGATTAGAATAAGCAACTTCAAACATTCGTGGGTTACCTGTTTTCTCTAACCAATCTTCATAGTGTTTTTCAACCAGTTGGCTTCCTTGCATAATGTAAACAGACAGAGGCGGCAAGCCTCTTGCAATTGCAGCATCATGTATACGCTGCCACCCATCGCCTAATGCTTTGTGTATAAAAGGACCACCTTCTTTATCAGCACCAATTACAATTCTTATACGTTTCTTTTTTACTAATTTTACAATATTGTCTGGTAGTGCAGATATAATATCTGTTGGGCCGTTATGTACAGAACTAAGTCCAGTCCACCAACATGGATCACCATTAACATCAATATAATATATTCCAGGAGAGTTTTTACAATTTACTAATTCTTCTACAGGCTTCTTCATGCTGCGTAACGTATCTTTAATAATTGTTCCTTTAGACGTTAGATACCAATCAGTTTCATCTGTGGTAGAAAGATGAGCTAAATTTTCTGTATGTTGGTCTGTTGTATCAAAGTAAAAATTCATTATAGCAATCCTTTCAGTTCAGGAAATGTTTCTGCAAAATTTTCGTTCCTGATTATATCATAATGGTGTGTACGATTTTTAAATTGTTCTCTTACTTTTTCATCAAATTTAGAATTGTTTATATAACTTACAACACCGGTTAGCATGTTGTCAATATGCTTGTTATATGTTTTGCTTTGTAGTTTTTCGATAATCTCTATTTTAAATGAATCATCTAATACTGACGCTGTATAATACTCTGGATATTGTATGTTATACATCTGAGGAGAATAATCTTCAAGATTAAAAAATTCTTCATTTAACACATAATCAAAAAAGTCTGTTAGTGTATATAAGTTAAAAACACTAACAACTGTATTGCTTTGCATTTTGATGTGAGGACATTCTTGTTTTATCTTTTGTATATTGCTTTTAATTAAATTCCAATCTGTACCAGATCTAATATATTCTGCTCTACTACCATAATGATCTAAACTTGCACCTATGTGTATAGTATCGAAGTGTTTCCATAGCTCTAAGACGCTCTTAGACTTGTATTTTAGCACACTACAGTTACTATTATACTCTAACTTCACATTTGTTTTACCTATTGAAATAAGGTGTTCTAGTATGTCATAATGCTTGTCTGTAAGCAAAGGCTCGCCGCCAGCAAAGTAAAAGGTTTCAATGTCTTTAAAGTGTGGAAGGAATTGGTTATACAACTTATCGTTGTCATTGCCATCTGCTAAAATGAAGATAGGTTTCTTTTCACCTTGTGCATTATCTTCTTGCGCCCATGTGCTAGAGTATGTGCTACTACAACTACGGCATTTAAAGTTACAAATATTGCTCCAACGTACATCAAAATGCTTTAAATGCATTACTGGCAATGTTCCATCATCTTCTGTATGAGCTATTAGCCCTGTGGTATCTCCAAAATACGGATTAGCATTGGCATGCATTCTCGAGCTTTCAGCGCCGCCATCTTCAATATTGTAACATGCTTGACATTCTACACAACGTTTACCTTCAAGCATATTTTTACGCATTTGCTTGTAAGGAGCATCGTTCCAAATTTCTTTAATTGTGTTTTGTCTTACATTACCTAAGGGTTTGTTCCATTCGCCAACACAACAAGGTAGTACTGATCCGTCTGGATTTACATACATGTGTAACCAAGGGTATATGCAAAATGTATCAGACAGTTTCGCAGTCATAGTAGAAGTCCTTTAGATCTGGAAACGTATCAGTAAAATTAACATTTCTTCGTTTGTCATATTCAGTAAACCACTGATAAAAATCTCTGCGACCTTCTGTTAATCTGTTAACATCATACTGTGTTCTTTCCATGTAGTCTACAACACGTCTAAACTTTTCATACTCTAGTTCACTAAATTTATGTCTATCTTGATCGTCCATGTTATCAATAATAAATTGTAAATGCTTTTTCATGTACGGCATAAATTTATCTTTAGGTAAGATGTTCATATCGTATTGTAGCGGCTCTTTTAAATACGGAGTATCAAATCTAATACGCTGCCACTTAGTTTGATTATCACTATTATATTTTATACGCCAGTCTAAAAACTTTTGCAATAATGTGCTAAAGTTAGTTACAGTTAAAATGTTAAATGTAACCATAAACGTTAGAGGCATATTAGTTCTAGTCATATACATGTCTAGATTCTTTTCCCATAGCTCTAAGTCTAAGCCTGTTCTAATATACTCTGCTTGTGGTCCCCATGTGTCAATACTAGTAAAGATTTTAAAGTCTTTGATACAGCCTTTTTCAACTAAACTGTTTACTTTGTCTGTGAACCGTTCAATAAGAATAGGCTTAACACCTAGGTTAGTATTAATGTTTAATTCTAAATTAGGACAAGGATTTTTTTCAAGTTCGTCAAATACTCTCCATGTGCTTTGCTGTAATAAGGGTTCGCCTCCTGTGATACGTAAAATTGTAAGTGTCTTACGTAATTCAGGCCACCACTTCCACCATGCTTTAACATACGGATTTGTTTCTTCATCTTTGTGTATTTTAAACCAGTCAATATCATTCCTATGATTCTTAACCATAGTATACGGACCTTCTTTTTCAATTTCTTTGTAGTAACTGCTAGAATGTTTAGGGTGACAATAACCGCACTTAAAATTACATTCATTACCAAACGAAACTTCAACATACTGTGGATTTACATTCGCCATTGGTTCTTGTTTAATTGCATTAAATCTTTCAGGTGTGTATATACTTGCGTTACGTTCTTTACGATCACTAATATAATCTTTACCCATACATTCAACATTCCAACAGTATTGACAACCACTAGGTTTTTTACCGTCCATCATTTCTTGACGTTCTGCTTTTTTCTGCTGTGTATTATGTAAAGCACTAGGATCTGCTTCTATTTCATGCAAAGGTATTTTGTGTGGTGCAGGGTGATAACAACTATGTGTTTCTCCTGTGCCTAAGTATAATGTTGTATGATGCCATTTGGCCATACAGAACGTAGGACTTAGCTCGTCCATAATAGGAATAAACTTTTCTATTCTATCTTTATCCTGCATTATATTGTTCCTGTAGCCAGTCAAAGTCATTTATTTTACGTAAATTTTCTGGCTTGTTACTGTTTGCAACTCCGTATTCTCTACCTGCTTTTGCTCCTTTTAGTGCGTACTCTGCAAAAGGTCCTTTTGCTTCTTTACACCAAATATCTAAACGTTTCTCAGTTTCCATATTATCCTGTCTGTTGATAGATCTACTAGCCAATTTAACACATTCTCTAAATGCACTTTTCCATGTGCTATACTCATCAGTATCAAACACACTAATGTTACTTACTTCATTCATTGCTCTGAACTTTGTAGATAGGCTTGTTGTCATATCTGTAGTAAAGTCTGTAATATCCATAACTGCTTGTCTTGGTAATAATTTTACGCCACCGTATCCGTATTCTAAATCGTTTACTGCGTTTTTACTTCTCCATACATGCACAGTGTCTTGATCCCAAAACGGAACAATATAATTAAATTTAAAGTGTTTAATTAATTGAGCATCACCGTCAACTACCCAAAACATATTTGTTTCGCATAACTTTGCTGCTTCCATATGTGCTTGATGAATACCTTTTACATCACGTACCCAACGTAACTTTATACTAGGATCTTGTACCCTTATAATATCTTGTAATTCTTTAAAATGCTTATCTGCATTTTTTTCTTTATAACTTATAAATGCAATATTATAAGGTGTTGGCTTACTACTATTTTCTTTTACATCTTTTTTGTTAGTAAAGAATCTTGATTTAAATTCACGTTCTGTTACAGGACGTTCTTTTGAAAACAATGTAACTCCGTCATACGAGCCGCTGTTTTGAAAACAGTGTGTAAGTTTTCTATGATAACTGTCATACTTAGGAATGTAATAATCAAACTTAAAACTATCAATAATATTTAGATCAGGATACACACCCCAGAACATATCACCTGTTGCTTTTTCTTGTGCTTGTTGATAATCTTCAAAAGTTGCTAATTGAAATATTTCCCACTTCTTGGGTTCACTTGCTACTATATCAATTTCTTTTTTATTTGTAAAAAATCTATAATCAAATTCACGTTTAGCAATTTTATTATCTTTATGACAAATAAAAATACCATCATACGTTTTATTATTTTTAAAAACATGTACAACATCCTTATCCCAAAACGGAACTTGGTATTGAGGCACATCGTTCGGAATTACGTCATCAGGTATACACAATATAAATTCTGATTGTGCAATTTCTTGTGCTGTAACAAGTCCTTCATAACTATCTAATTTAACAATATCATACAGCTTAGGTTTACTTGCTACTATATCAATCTCTTTCTTGTCTGTAAAAAATCTGTATTTCCATTCTTTGTTTGCTACATTTAAGTTTTTAGGAAATAAACATACACCATCAAAGTGTTCACCATTTTTAAATACGTGAATGTACTGATCGTCCCATTCTGTAACTCTGTATGTTAAATCGAAATCTTGTGTTAGATACAAATTGTCCCATACTACCCAAAAGTTTTTTGTAAGAGACTTTTTGTTTAGTGTTTCATAACTTTTACAATTTTCTATTTTTTGTGCGTGTGGGAATCTTGCCTTA